ATGTCAGTACCACCTGGAGACCGAGGCAAATCACCTATGCAATTTGTCGAGACGGCAGACCGCATAGAACAGAAAACAATGGAACTCTGCAGGAAGTGGGCGAAGACGTACACATTCATCATCACACAGAGAACCGTCGCACTTGCCTCGGCGATTTACGAACACGCGCAATATGCAAATGCCATAATGCCACAGACCGAAGAAGAAAGGATGCAGAGAATAATCGAACTCGAAAAGGCACTCGGCGCGAATTACGCCTTCGCCAGAAAAATCGAGCGAGCATACTCCCTCTTTCCTTTATGCGGTCATAAGGACGGACGCAGCGAAAAAGAGGAGCAGGAAAAGAGCAACAGAATTCTCGAAGAATTTATGAACTTATGCCTTGAGGAAGAAGATGCCCTCAAAGGCAACCTGCACTATACCAGGAACATGGCTCTGCACCGTCCGAAGAACAAAACAAAGCCGGAAGAAAACCCCGGCTAAAACATAACAACGGTATATCTCTACGAGCGCACTGGTGCCGTCACGAACTGGTGGGAGCGCAGTCCGAATCGCAACAATTCGAACAACTTCTACAATGTCAACACCAGCGGCAATCCGAACAACAACAACAACGCGAACAACGCCAATGGCGTGTGCCTCGGCTCCTATAAGTGGGAGAACCCATAGACCAGTCAAAGTAACCGAAGCCGGAAACGGCGGAGAGCGAAATCCGTGTCATTTTTATAGAAGGAGAGATACATCCGTCCGCAGGAGAACTGCGGAGAATTCGCATAGGGCTGCCTCAAGCCTTAACCCGATGTGCGCGGGCGGACGCTTCTTGCATGGTCGAAAGGATGAACGTCGCCTCGATTTCATGCCCGGTCGCATTCAGCAGCCAGATAAACGTTCAATTTTAGGCTGTACGGGGTGCATTGATTTTTTACAGGAGGAAACCTAATGACAAGCCAAGAGAGACATGAGGCTCGCTACCAGCGACGCAAAGCGGCGCGGGAAGCAAAGAGAAAAGAACTGCTTGCTGATGCGTTAGATTTCAACAAGGTTTTCACATTTCCACACTTATACCGAAGCGCCCAGATGTGCTTCAAGGGCGTGAGCTGGAAGGCAAGCGTCCAGACTTACAAATCCAGGTGCGGCATCAACGTAGCCAGAAGGCTCCGCGAACTTCGGAACGGCGAATGCCAACTCCGCAAATGCCCGGAATTCTACATAAGAGAACGAGGACACCTGCGCAGAATCAACAGCATTCACATCGAGGACCGAGTGCCGCAAAAGTGCAACAGTTACTACAGTCTTAAACCGGTGCTTCACAGAACGCTGGTGTACGACAACTACGCCAGCCAGGAAGGTAAAGGAACCAGCAAGGCGAGAGACCGCGTCAAGTGTATGCTCGAACGGCACATTCGCAAATACGGAATGACCGGAGGCATTATCATCTTTGACGTGCGGAAGTTTTTCGACAGCATCCAACACAGCCTCGTCCGGCAGGTGCTGGACCGCTACTATGACGACAAATGGATAATCGGCTTTAACATGAAGGTCGTACGACAGAGCCGAGACGGAGTCGGGCTAATACTCGGAAGCGAGAACTCGCAAGATTTCGCCATAAGCACACCGAGCAGCCTCGACCACTTCATCCGTGAAGGTTTGCGCCCGGAAAGCAACGGACGCTACATGGACGACGGAATCATAGTCCACTACGACTACGAATACCTCAAGACCGTCCTGGAGGAGATAACCGTATATGCGGCAAGCCTCGGCTTCACGCTGAACGACAAGAAAAGCCGCCTCCTGCACTTCGGAGAGCCATTCACAATCCTAAAGCGCAAGTACAGCTTTACGGAGACCGGACACATCATAATCCGACCCGCAAGGGACAGCGTCATAAGGGAACGTCGGAAGATTAAGAAACTGGCACGAAAGAACCAGGAGGGCAAGATACCATTCTCCACCTGCAGCAATTCCGTGCAGGCGTGGAAAGCGAGCATCGCCGGGACAAAGTGCTGGAAGATAACCCATAGCATCGACAATTTATTCAACCAGCTACTCATACCGTGGCTGGATTAGAGAGGAGGCATTCAAGCCATGTTTTACAAAATCGTATCAAACGGACAAATCGTCGACGTGTGCGACGGCTTGACCTTCGTCCGCTTGCAAAAGAGAAACTCGATATTCTTACATTGCAGCAACGAGGCAGAAGCCACCGGAATCATATCCTCGGATGGTTCCACAATTTATCTGCTTGAAGGCGCGGAGCCGGTCAACGACCTGGCATACGCCACCTACACAGAAATCACCGAGGAGCAATACATCGACCTTCGAGAGCAGCTCGTCGAAAACGGAATGCTTGACAACCCGAAAGACGAACCGCCCGCTGTAGAAGAAGGCGATACAGAAAACCCCACGGAGCCGGTCGCAAAGAGCGAGGACAGAAAACTCATCGAAAGCCTGCAGGCGCAGGTGGATATGCTGACCGAGTGCATCCTGGAAATGTCGGAGGTCGTCTATGTTTAGGCGTTTATTATTCCGAATTTTATACGGAAAGGAGGGTGAAGCAATGATGGCTATGTTATGGGCGCAGCAGATTATGCTGGGCAAGAAGACATTCGCGCAGGTTCCTCGCTTACTGAAGAACCAGGTCAAGGAACTTCTGAAAGATAGCGGCATGGGCGAACTTGCCGCCGAGTAAACCGCGAAAGGAGCGCGTGAGGCAATGAACACAGCAGAACTCATCGACCGCCTCTGCGCGGTCACAGAGGCACAGGCACGAATCATCCGCGACCAGGCTCTCTTTATTGAGAACATGAAAAGCGTGGATGAGGAGAGCAAAAAGCACTTTGCAGACCAACGCGAACCCGTCGAAGCGGAGCTTGACCTTTTAGAGGTTGGGCTTCGCCCGACTTGCAACACCGGCTGCAGAAAGGAGAACGGAAATGGATAGCACAATCTCAAGGGCAGAACACGAAGAATTCCGTCGCCGCATGGAAGAAGAACACGCACGCCAGAATAAGCGTATCGAGATTTTGGAGCAGAACTCCAGACAACTCAACATATTAGCCACATCAACCGAGAAACTCGCAATGAGCGTCGAAAATATGTGCAAGGAGCAGGAACAACAAGGCAAGCGCCTGGAGATGCTCGAAAACAGAGACGGCGAGATGTGGCGAAAAGTCGTGGGCTACATTGCCACGGCGGTAATCGGAATCGTCCTCGGATTTGTGTTCCGACAAATAGGTATGTAGGGAGGCAAAGACGAGTGAAAAAACCACGCAAAAAGAAAAGCAAGCTGACGCTCTGGTACCGCCGCAAAAAGCGTGCCAGGGCGAAAGCCCAGGCTTCAAAGAAACCCGTACACGTTCCGGTAATGAACATCATCCTTGTAGTAATTGCAATAGCGCTTTTGATTTTCACGCTTGAGATGATAAAGCTCTACAAGGAGACAGGCATGATACCGGACACGCTATGCACCTGCGTATTCGGCGCCCTGGGCGGCGAGTGCGGAGCCATGGCGTGGATTAAGACGTCAAAAGAGCGCAACAAGGAACGTCGCTGGGAGGTAAGCGACCGGCAGCACTCCGAAGCGCGAGAGGACGCAATGATAGCAAAGGAGGAACAAACCAATGCTGAAAGGCACAACGATAGCGGAGAAAATCTGGAACTATCTCCAGAGTAAAGGGCTGAACGATTTCGCGATTGCCGGCTTGATGGGCAACCTTTACGCCGAGAGCGCACTCAACCCGAAGAACCTCCAGCAGACATACGAGAAGAAACTCGGAATGACAGACGATACGTACACCGCAGGCGTAGACAACGGTACATATACCAACTTCGTCAAGGACTGCGCAGGGTACGGACTGGCTCAATGGACCTATTGGAGCCGCAAGCAGAACCTGCATAATTTCGCAAAAGATGCACGAAAGAGCATCGGCGACCTTGAGATGCAGCTCGACTTCTTATGGAAGGAACTGCAGGGATACAAAAGCCTCATGCAGACCCTAAAATCAGCCACCAGCATCGAGCAGGCATCGACCGCCGTACTTACCCAGTACGAAAGACCGGCAAACCAAGGAGCCAGCGTGCAGGCAAAGCGTGCGTCCTACGGACAGAAATACTACGACCAGTATGCCCGCAAAAACGACAGCAAAAAGGAGGAAACCTCAATGTCAACCAAAATCACAACGGCAGCACAACTCGCTGCCAGAGCCACAGACGTGGCAAAGAACTACAAGACCCTATACGTTATGGGCTGCTTCGGCGCACCGATGAACGCCGCAAACAAGACCCGATACTGCAACAACCACTCCTACAACAAGGACGCAACGCGCACCGCGATGATTAAGGCAGCCAGCGCCGACACCTTCGGCTTCGACTGCGTGTGCCTTATCAAAGGACTGCTCTGGGGCTGGAACGGCGACAAGAGCAAGACCTACGGAGGCGCAGGTTATGCGGTCAACGGAGTGCCAGACATCGGAGCCGACACCATGATAACCAAATGCAAGGACATCTCGACAGATTTCTCCAAAATCGAAGTCGGCGAAGCAGTATGGATGCCCGGACACATCGGCATTTATATCGGCGGCGGTCTTGCTGTAGAATGCACACCGAAGTGGAAGAACTGCGTGCAGATTACCGCCTGCAACTGTTCCAAGAACGGATACAACCGCAGGAACTGGACCAAGCACGGCAAACTTCCCTATGTTTCGTACGCCGGAGCCAGCGAGAACGTGAACGGTAGCACCGGCACAACCACACCGACAGTAAACACCAGCGGAAACCTCAAGGTCGGCGACATCGTGGAATTCACCGGCACGAAGCACTACGCCAACGCAAACGCCAGCACCGGTCCCGCTTGCAAACCAGGCAGAGCGAAGGTAACATCCGTTTATAAGAATGGAAAGCACCCGTACCACCTGGTAGCCGAAAAGGGCGGCGGCTCTAATGTTTACGGCTGGGTAAACGCAGCCGACATCAAGGGCGTAACCGCAGGAACCACAACCCAGGCACCTGCAGCAAAGCCATGGACTCCGAAAAAGGGCGACATTGTCAACTACAACGGCAAGGTTCACTATTCCAGCGCCAACGCATCAAAGGGTCCTGCGTGCAAGGGCGGAAAGGCAAAAATAACTGCGATTTACCAACTCGGCAAATCCAAGCACCCCTACCATTTGGTAAGGGTATCCGGAAGCGGCGCCACCGTTTATGGCTGGGTCGATGCCGGAACATTTACAAAAGCATAAAAACAACCAGAAAGGAAAGGTACAAATACCATGAATCAATTCACTTCTTTTTTGCTTGCACTTCTGCAGGCAGTAATCATCGCCGCCGTTCCGGTGGCAACCACATACCTCTGCCAATTCCTCAAGACCAAGAAGGACGAGGCACAGGCTAAAATCAGCAACGAGAAAGCCAAAACGCTCGTCGGCGAAGGCATCGATGCAGTAATTACAGCCGTAACAAGCACCAACCAGACCTATGTCGATGCACTCAAGCAAAGCGGCACGTTCTCCCCAGAGAACCAGAAGGAAGCCTTCAAGAAATCCTACCAAACAGCCATCAGCATTATGAGCCAGGAAGCAAAGGACTTCATCGCCCAGGCTTATGGTAGCCTTTCCGAATGGATGACTACGCAGATTGAAGCGCAGGTCAAGAACCAGAAAACCGGCACGCTTCTCGCTGGCGAAATTATCACCGAATAAAAAATATCTCGAAAAATGAGAAAAAAGTCTTGACAACAAAGACAAGCGGTGATATACTGGCGGAGGGGAGGGGGTCTAAGGGGGAACAGCCCGAAACCTCCTCCCTTCTTGCCCTTTGTGTATAATGCTACAATTACGCCCCAGAAATACCTCAAAACTTTGTGCGGTATTTTTGGGGCTTTTCTCTTGACTATTTACCAACGGCGGTTTATAATGTTCTCACAAACCGAGAGAGGCACACGCCGAGGATAAAACAGAATGCGACAGTGAAAGCCGGAACGGCAGCGGTTCAAAACCGGGAATGTTCGGCAGGCGGTAACGGCTGCGAAAGGTAACCTCGAAAGAGCCTCCCCCGGCGAGTACAAACCACCCGGAACGGCAAGCAAGGATAAAACAGGAAAGCGGCAGCAGAGACCGGCGGGAAGCAGCCACAGGCTGGGGAACGCGGCGAGGCACAGACGGCGAGAACGAACGGCAACCTTGCAAGCCGGACCGGAAACAAAAAACGGAGGACACAGAAATGTTAGAACTCAAAAAGGTAGAAAACCCCAGCACAATATGGAACTTCAAGGAATACTACGAAGGCACCGCAGTAAGCGGTGCGAAAGTAACCTGCATCCTTGACGACAACTGCGTAAGATACTGCACATTCGACAGAACCGGCAAGAGAACCAGCCGCCACGAATACAGCAACAAAAACAAAGACCTCTGCTACCGCAAGGCAACAGAAGCACTCAACAGAATATAAGGAGGAGGCTTAATATGAAAAAGTACATTGCAACCTTCTGGAGAGAGAACCCACAGCTCCAAAACGGCGGATACGAGACCAAGCGAACCATTGAAGCCAGGAACCGCACAGAAGCCATCAAAAAAGCAAAAGAAATCAACGTAGCATACGGCAGCATGAACCTTCTGGACGTTGAAGAAGCACCGGAGGCGGTGCCGGTATGATTTACACAATCGAAAGGCGGTACGAATTCGTCAACACGGCGATGGCTCCGGAACGACACTATGAAGTGCGCTCATACACCGGAAGAACGCCCATCGGCGTGTTGACCGGAGGAAAGACGCTCAAAAAAGCCAAAACAATGGACGGCATCGAGAAATACCTGCGAAAGACCGGCATACAAGCCGAGAAATTATTCTAAACCGACACCACATCCAGAAAGGAGGGCGAGCATGGCGAAAAAGCCCAAAGTGCAAAAACCGGACTACCGCGTCGTTTTATGGAGTGGTGGAAAAGACAGCACAGCAACAATCATACTCGCCCACGAAAAAGGCGAGCCTATCGACCTTATACTAATGTCAAGAATGTGGTTCGACAAAAAAAGAGGCATCCCCGCCGAAAGCGAAGCTCACCTCGACTGGGTCTTGAACTACGCAAAGCCCTTGTTTGAGTCGTGGGGATATAGGGTGGAATTCGTTTCGTCGGACAAGGACTACATATACTGGTTTTACAAAATCCGGCAGAGCAGCGAAAAGCACCCGGAGACCATCGGAAAATACTATGGCTTTGTTTTAGGAGGCAGCTGTAAGATGCAGGGTGAAAAAGCCCTGCCGGCAAACAGACGGCTGCGAGAACTCAAGAAAGAATACAACGTTATAGAATACTGCGGAATATGCACGGACGAACCGGACCGCATCGAAAAACTACATAAACGCAAAGGACAGCGCTCCCTTTTGGAAGAAGAACAACTCACACAAGCAGATGCCATGAGAATATGCAAAGAGCATGGACTTCTCTCGCCGGATTATTCCGAGAGCCGTAGACGTGGCGGAAATTGCTGGTTTTGCCCGAACCAAAAGATACCGGAACTCGCAGAACTCAAAACAAACCGCCCAGACCTATACCACGAACTCGAAATACTCGCCCAGGAGAAAAACACCGTCGCACGAGGCTTCAAATGGGGCGTACCATTCGAGGAAGTAGACCGACAGGTAAACGAATACCTCGCAACCCCACATTATAAACAGCTATCACTTTTTGATTTGTAAGGAGGAAGACAAATGAAAAGCATGACACTAACCACCACGCACGGACCAATACCCGCAAACATCCTCGCCCTCGCGGTTGACATCAACAGCCGCGTCGGCGACCAGGACATCACCGTAACAATTCACGACGGAGCCACCGGCAGAGAATACACGGTGCAGCCGACGGAAAGGAGGACCCAGAATGACGCTCAAAGAAGCCACCGAGGCTGCAGAGCGCTGCGAGCCAGTAATGCATAACGGAATCGAATACCTGCGCATCACGCAGGCAGGCTACGAATATGACGACAAGGGCAACCGCCGACCGTTTGTGCAACTGCTCGACAAATGCAAACACAGCGTAACACACGCAGACCCAGCGCGGTGCGAACTTAAAAACAAGGAGGAATCAGAATGAGGTTAGACCAAGCCATCGAGGTGCTGAACAGCACGATACCACCCTCGAACGACAAAATGGTGGATATGCAACACTTACCCATAGCGCAAGCGTGGGAAACCATCAAGGCATTTATATCCGATTTTGAATGGAGAGACGCAGCCGTAGAGGTTCCGGTAGACTCGGAGGAAATCGTAATCGCTTTGGCGACCGGAAAGCCGACAGAAAACATCACGCTCAAGGATGCCGTCGTTTTCGCAACTTTCGACATGAAGGAAGACGAATGGTGCTGCGAAGAATACCCGGAATGGAACAAGCCGCACATTACACGGTGGATGCCAATACCAAATATGCCGGAGGCGAGAGAAAATGGCTAAAGACTTATGCAAAGAACTCTGCGCAGACTGCGGGAAGGTTTTCGATGCGGGACCGAACGCCTTCCTCTGCCCTTCCTGCAGGAAGAAACACACCCAGAATAGAAAGCCACGCCTGCAAGGTAGGGCGGTACTTATAGGCAAACCTCTCGACCCGGAATGTAAAAGAGCCAGAACTACCAGCGGAGAGTATGGACCGCAAGACAAGCGCACCTTCTGCTATGGGCTTTATGACGACTGGGGCGAGGACATCCGAGACAAGTGCATCAAATGCCCTGCATACGCCATGAACGCAGAACCACCAAAAACGACAGGAGGAAAACATATGACAAAGCACAGAATCGTAAGATACTACAACGGAACCAAAGGCTACGGTCGAACATTCGACACCGAGGACGAGGCGAGAGCCTTCATAGCCACAGACCCGAAAATTAAACAGGACAGAGAGGATGGCTTCACGTTCGACGTGGAAGAATGCGGCGAACCAGAGCCTACGCCATCGGAACCAGACAAGCCTACGCCTCCCCAGGAGCAACCCAAACAGGAGGACAAACGATGAAAGAGAAAACATACAAGGTAAAGGTGCAGCGCCCCATATTCCCGGAGAACGCACCGATACTGGTTTATAGCAAATGCGGCACCATACCGGCGACGCAGCTCCCGAATGAAGGAGCGCTGAAGGAGGCACTCGGAGACAGAGACAAGGCATACTTCAAATGCAAGGTGCAAGGCACCCTCCTCGTTCTCCTCAAGGAACTGCCGCACGAACACTGGTAATTCCCAAAAAGCGAGATGTTCCACGTGAAACTCTCGAAAGCCAAGAAACCTATTGAAAACAAGCGCCGAAAGTGATATAATACCAACGGCGGAAAGGAGGAAGCCCAATGGTATATGGCAGACCCCTAAAGGGGCAAACTCGAAGAACGCCCATCACAGTACACGCACCACTCGGAACGCTGGAGATTATCGACAACTACGTGCGCGAATTCGCAGAGACCAGCGAGACCGCATACAGCAGGTCGGACTTCTACCAGGAGGCAGCCGAGGCATTTCTCCGCGAGAGAGGTATCGACCCGGAAACCGGAGAGCGTAACAAAAGCGTAACAAAAAATGAGGCAGTCGGGACTAATGAGAATAATGGAGATAAATAAGGCACGAAAAACAGCCGAAAAAATAATCCATAACACCACAGACCAACCACCTACGAAAGAGTGGGAATAATAATGTACCTAAAAAGCCCTTATTTTAAGGGCTTTTTTAGCAACGAAATATAACACTGACTACACTTTAGAAATGATATAGGAAATGTAAAAGGGGTGAATTATATGGATTTGAATGTGAGTGGTATTGAGTTTGAAAATATATGCCAGACTCTTGTTGAAAAGATGGGCTTTACTTCACAAACAACAAAAGCGAGCGGTGATGGTGGAATTGATTTAATTGCATTTAATCATCAACCCTTGCTTTCTGGCAAATACATTATTCAGTGCAAACGATATTCTGGAAGTGTTGGAGCCCCAATCATTAGAGATTTATATGGTGTAATCACATCAGAAAGAGCCAATAAAGGCATTCTTATGACTACTGGATGCTTTACAAAAAGTGCGATAGAATTTGCGGATGGAAAGCCAATAGAATTGATTGATGGAGAAATGTTGAAAAAGCTCTTGTTGCAATATGGATTATTAAATGATGAGGGTGAAGATGTTGGCATTTCTATCGAGAAAGCTTTTGGCAAGTATTATATGATAGATGAGTATAATGATTTTTTATCAAAAAAGGCCATACTCTATAATAATGACGATGAAGAAAAAAGAGCAGAGTTTATAAACGAAATGCTAAGCTGGACAATGAGTTTAGGGAATGTTGTTAGTGACCTTGCGCACAAATTGCCATTTTTCAAAGAAATCAAGGAACAAATTTCACTCTATCTTCAATACAACAGAAATGAAAAAAATAAATATTTAGCTTATATTTATCAAATGATATACATTCAACTTTCAATTCTGCAAGGTGAATTCAGAGAAGCAGTTTCTATGTTCTCTAAACTGATGGAAAATAAAGAACTACAATTTACTATAGATGAATCAATTGAACCCAAATATACAGCAGCTTTATGGAAAGAACATATAGGGATTTTTTGGAGCATGTATTGCACATTTTATGATATGGTGCAAGTGTCTGTTATTGTTGATGATTCAAAGTTACAAGAGCAATTGTTGTTTGACGAGGAATACTATGGCTATCCTTTTTTGGCAAGAGGCGTTATGTATGAAAGCTCAACTCAACAACAAAAATCAGCAGATTATATTAAGTTTTGGGAAGGCGAATTAAGAGCGTCGGAAAACATAGAAAATATTACCTGTTTATATTTTTTGTCGGATTATGAGGCAAAAATGTATTTTAATTACACTTACCGTGGAGAATCTGTTAATACCAATATATTAGATAGATACAATATATTGGTAGAAAATAATACTTTGAATGTTGAAAACTTCGGTACGATTCAAAATCTTCAAGGAAAGATAAAAAAATATTGGGAAAAATAA